CAAGAATATCAAGAAATATATAAATCTACGTGTTCGGAGATTTGTACTGTAATCAGTTTGACTCCAATCTCAGCCGGCGAAACATACAACAACGAGTATTCTGGAGATTTTGGACCGTACAAACTTACGTACACGATTGACAATATTAAAGAACCACGTAAATGTTATTTAGCATTAAATCAAAGTACTAAGTCTGTGCGTGGATTTGTTCAAAATCACGATCAATTTAGTATCATTCTGTTATCACAAGGAGTTCAAGAAAGTACCATTCGCAAAGACATGCAACCACTTGATTCATCTGATCAGATAAAGTTGTCATCATCACCGGGAAACCAAATGTCACCGCTTATAGAAAATGACGAGGATGAGCCCGAAGAATTAAATAATAATCCTATCGTTAATCAGCAAGAGTACAATGCTTTCTCCTCTAGCTTTGTCCCAACTGGAAATGAAAGAAAAGATGCAGAACGCATTTTAGATTCTATAACAATGCCACAAGAAATAGTAAATCCAATTTACAAAATAAGCAAAGTTGAATTGATAGATCAAAATATAATGCTACACCATATTAACGGAGCGTCTGCAGACGATTCCGAGGTTTCTGCTTTATTTTGGGTTGTCATTTTGGGATATCAATCCGATTTGTACAAATTACTTAAAACCGATGAAGATAAATTTTACAAGTATATAATGATGCATAGACTTAATATTTTTGACGAAAATGATTACATATCGGTATTAGACTGCGCATCTTACTGTAAACGGGCACCTATGGTTGAGGTTCTTGTAGATTTCATACAAAAAAAAAGTAATGATGGAGATCGAGATCGTGTTTCTTCCTATTTAGAACAATCTACAAAATATCTTGTCTCGGGTGATATGAATTATTATGGCATCTCAGACTTAGCTCTCAAGTTGTGGAGGAGAACTCCATTTGGTAAATCGAATTATAATGCAAGTTTCAAAACTGTTTCTGTTGCAGTTACCTCTGGCGTGATTTTAACTACGAATACCATCATAATAATCTGTTACTTTATGGGTGTTGGGTTTGTTTTTGCTGGTATGGTTTGGAGTTGCGTTGGAGCAGCATCCGTAGGAGGGTTTCTTGTCAATACATTGTGGAATGTTTGTAAATTTGGCGGCAATAAATTAATTACAATATCGAAAACAATATTAATCAAATTGAAAAATCACGTTTGGAGTCGACAATTCGCCAAACCCAGATGTTACATTTTAATGAAAGTTTTACGGCACCTTATCGATACCGATACTGAAGACCGCAAAAAAATACAATCCGCCGTCGATACGATATTTAATCACGCTTCGTCAGTGACACGTTTTTCGCATCAATACAAAAACAAACAAATGATGAAAGCATTATATGATTTGCATACTGAAACTAAAACTAAAACTCAAAAGCCAATATTGAATGACACCCAAGCAAGCGTTTGTAAGGGTGTATTCATCAGCCATTCTTATCATAACTGGACAAGAAAATGGACAGGGTATGGAGGCAGACGGGTCAGGGGAAAACCTAGGAAGACGTTAAAAGTGGCTTCCAACAAAAAGTCCAACTATCCTTATTCAAAGATCAACACGTAGAGAACCGAAATGACTTTTGTGGTTACTCCAAAACAAAAATCATTTTTTACTGACAATCCGATGAGAACAAAGAAAATCGACACGCGTTAAAGTGCGACGTGGTCGGATCCTGAGACGAAAATCTCGTCGTCGTTTATAAATTTTCAATCGTCGTCTTGTGTCCATGGCATTCGCGGCACATGGCCACCAAATTGTCCACATGATTGCTGCCTCCATGTTCGAGCCGAATTTTGTGATCAACCTCGAACCAGGCGTTCAGCTGTTGCCCACAGTCCCCGCATTTCCAATTCTGGCGCGAGGCGACGAACTTCTTCTTGGTTTCACTCACGGATCGCTTCGTTTTTCCCGAGGAGGCAGCAACAGCCCCGGAGCCCGAGGCCAAGACGCGGCGTTCGGCATATTGTTGCGTCCCGGCAGGCATTTGCAACACCGGTTGTTGGGCCGAGATGCCGTCGCCCGCATACGTGTGTTTCGCCGTGAAATCCAAAATGGGCGAGAGCATGGATTTGGTGTTGCCGTCAATGGGCAAGTACTTGATGTACTCGTGCGTGGTCTGAATCATTTTGGACGGATCGTTGGGGTTCTTTTTGATCAACCAATACAAGAACAGGGTGCCCAGAACAATGCCGCCCATTTGCAAATACTTCATGTATTCCGTCCGTTTTTGCAACAAGAGTTTGACGTATTTGCCGTCGGTGTAGACGTACCAGACGGCCGCGGCGGCCAAAACAAAGAGGATGATTTCAATACGCATTACTATTGAAATAGTCGCTTATTTTTTTTACTAAACTACGGGTACCCGTGTTCGTGATGTGTGGTGTGTGTGCGCTCTTATACCCGCGTCTCGACCTTGACGATTTTGACAACATCCGACCACGTTTTGGACTGGTTTCGTAATTCTGCCGCGACCAATGCCTCGTACTTCTGTTCCAACAATTCTGTTTTCCATTGACTCGAAGAAAAAATGACAATCGGATCCAATTTCGGAGTCATCGTACACTCTACATACGCCTTCATGTACGCTTGGATTTGTGCATCGTCCGCGTCTTCGTCGTACGCATGGTCTTCGAAATATCCGCGTTGTCGATCGACCTGAAGTTCGACGACGCCTTCACTTTCGCCTTTCACACAGAGGAAATGAATACGCAAGATTTTGTAAATGTAGTAGTCGCAACCCATTACTTTGCTACTTTGTATACGCAAAATAAATGAACAAACACGCCAGAACAATCAACCCTAGACTCAACCAGTGCTCCTTGATGCGCCACGGTTGTTCCAACAAGGCCTGGGGAACCGGTTTGTAATGATCCAAGTACCGCTCTAGCCCTTCGGGCAACGTCAGCTCTTCTTCGCCCAATGCCACACTGACCTTGTTGTGGATGAAATGTACCCACCGAATAAAAGAGTCGCGGCTGTCGAGGTACGGCGACACGGGATACAAGTCCAACAATGTGCTAAAACGATTGCCCATTTCCGGATCGGGTAAAAACAACGGCATGTTTTGAATCAAATCGTAATATTTCCGTTTCGTGACGGCATTTGGTACCAAGGGATACGTGTGGGCCACCGTGTGCATAAAAAACCAATACCGAGGACCCCACACGCGGGGATCGAAGGGTCTTACCATTTGCTATAATGCACACAAGTTATATAAAGAAGTACAACGTAGTGTATCATATACAATGAAGCTGACCACCGTATTGTCCGCCGTCAATGCCAACATGGCATATTACCAGTTTATTCCCAAACAAATCAAGTTTTGGGCCTTTTTCCAGATTCGGTTTGTAGCCGTGTTTGTCGGATCCGCTCTCCCCGAGGAACTGTTGGAGTATGCCGATCACATTGTGCTCTGGTCCAAGAATCTGGACTTGAACACGGCCTATGTGGCGCAAAATCTGCGCGTGTTTTATCCCGCCCTGCTCGAGTTGCCGGACGATGAAATGGTCATGATTACCGACATGGACATGCTGCCCATGAAAGCCGACTATTGGACGTCGGGGATGGACGTGTTTGAAAAGGACGATTTCATTTATTACCGTTACCTCGAGGGTAATCAAATTTTCATAATGTATAATGCGGCGCATCCCCAGACCTGGGCCAAGGCGTTTGGCGTGGCCTCGGCGGAAGATGTGGAACGACAGATTCAGAGCAACTACCCGAGTCATTATTCGGGCGTTCCGGGTTCCTCGGGATGGTGGACGGATCAAGAAGTCATGTACCGGCATTTGATGGCGTATCCGCGTTTGAAAATACTGCAACGCCCATTACGAAGATTGCATCCGGGAGACTATCAGATCGGAACGACACAAGTGCGTGAATTTGACGACGCGCACTTTCATCGCAACTATTTAGTGAATGTGGCATTGATTCTGGATGCAGAGAAACAATTGTCCCTTTGTTCTGCAAAAGGGGCTGATTGCCGGCTCCTGCCGGAGCCCCAGCAATTTTCTGCAAAAGGGGCTGATTGCCGGCTCCTGCCGGAGCCCCAGCAATTTTCTGCAAAAGGGGCTGATTGCCGGCTCCTGCCGGAGCCCCAGCAATTTTCTGCAAAAAAATCTCCATAAACAACATACCATCCATGGCAAGACATCGTTGCCCCAATGGCACAAGAAAACGGGTGTGTGACGTCGGAGGCAAGGATGTCACCGATTGTGTCAATGCATGTGCCTTGCGAAATTCCAAGAAAGTCTCTGCGTTGCGCAAATTGCTCAATGAAAAGGATGACCGTATCCAAAAGCTGAAAACGCAGGAACACCGCTTCAAAGCCGCGAAAAAGGCGTACAAGACGCTCAAGCGGCAAAACGTGGGACTCAATCAGACAAATACGCGCAATCACCGTCGTCTTGTCGAGCATGAAAAAGAATTGCAATCCACAAAGTCGACATTTCAACGATTGCAGCACGACGTTGCCCAATTGATGAAAGACTACAAGGACGTCAAGGTGGAAAGAGACCGCGCCATTGAGGACAAGGTTTTTGCGCAAGACATGTTGGACCAGTGTGAAAAGGATCTGAGGGTATGTGACCAGGCGAAGAACAATGTGTTAACGGCAAAACAACAACAAGCAGCAGGGAACAAATTGCGCCAAAAGTATGGAAACCAGCGGAAACGTTGACACCCGCCTTGGATTTTTTTATCTTAACGACATATGCTAAGATAAGATGTTACTCGGACTCTTGCATTCTGCCTGGACCGTGTTTATTGCCTTTTACGCGTTTCTTGTTCCCCGACAATACGACGTCTATTACCTGGCCTATGTGTTGCTTCTCGTCATGTCGTGGTTGTTATGCAAAGATGAGTGCATTTTGACGTACATGTACAAGAAAATGTTGGATCCGACCTATACCTTGGGTAAAAACGGCATGAGTATGGATGATGCGGCGGAAATTTTCGGCAGACGAATTGTCGAAAACGGTATTGCCGGACTCATGGTTGTGATGACGGCATCGATTGCAATCGTGTCTTACCGCAATGCCTTTGTACCTCGACCTGTATGGATCGCCTTTGTCGTCGGATTCGTCGTGTACTTATTGACTCTTCGCAAGTACATTCCAACAAGCACCGCATTTCGTTCCGGATTTTTGGGCGTCACTGTCTTGTACTTTTGTTGGATGATGAACAAGCTGCTCGGGTAGATTGCAAACGAGGCGATCTTGGACAAGCGCGGGTAGATTGCAAACGAGGCGATCTTGGACAAGCGCGGGTAGATCGCAAACGAGGCGATCTTGGACAAATACATATAAACGGGTCGTGGGTACATTTCTCTAGAGGAAAATGAATGCGTCTACGAAATGCAACAATTGTGGGAAATCGGGACACTTGTACTATCAATGTAAAACACCGATTACGAGCGTGGGAATCATTGCCGTCCGACGAAACAAAGATAATGATCAGTTGGAGTACTTGATGATTCGTCGCAAAGACACACTGGGGTACATTGACTTTATGCGTGGTAAATATTCCATTTTCAATCGACCCTACATTACCAACATGTTGAATCAAATGACGGCCGAAGAAAAGACGCGGATGCGCAGCGGCGATTTCGGCCTGTTGTGGCAAGCCATTTGGGGCAACCCATTACCACCGCGCACAGAGGTAGTAGTCGGCAACCCATACCGCAGTGAAGAATTGACTTCGCGCGACAAGTACAATTTACTGTTTGAAGGCGTTTTTGTGAAATCGGAATGCAAATTTTGGGGAAAAGATGAGCCTTTGGAAAAGTATACCCTCACGGAACTCATCGACGCCAGCGATTCGGGATGGGACGAACCGGAATGGGGATTCCCCAAAGGACGACGCAATCCGCAAGAAAAGGATTACGAATGTGCCCTGCGCGAATTCACCGAGGAAACGGGCATCTCGGCCTATCGCCATCTTCACAACGTTCAAAATTTAATGCCCTACGAAGAAATTTTCACCGGTTCCAACTACAAATCATACAAACACAAATATTACGTCATGTTTTTGCATCCAGATCAATACGACATTTCCCTTGATCAGTTTGAAACGAGTGAAGTCAGTTTGATGGCATGGAAAACCGCAGACCAAGCCCGTCGGTGCATTCGTCCTTACAATTTAGAGAAACTCCGTGTGTTGGATCATGTAGATCGTACACTCCACAAGTTCCCCGTGACGAAATGTCTCTCGTCTATATAAATGCGTCTTGGCAAACGTCGACGTATGGGTGGTGGGGGGGCCGAGGCCGAAGAGCCGTCGTCGGTGCAATGGATGGCCAAGTGCGTTGAGCAATATGGAGTCTTGACCATTGTCTTTGCTGTCGTGGCGGCAGGATTTTATTACGTCATTCACGCGCCTGGATTTCTCCAACAAAATTTAGAAAAATACTTTTTCCTACTGTGCATTCCGCTACTTGTCGTCTTTTTCTTGATTTTGCGAATCGAGTATGACGAGGCCTTGGGTCCCGTGGCAATCAAAATTGCCGGCATGCTTCTCTTGGCCGGCGTCGTGGCCTGGTTGTATACGCAAAGCAACATGTCGTTCATGTTTTCGCTCGCCATGAGTTGGATCGGCATTGTGTGTATTGCCCTCGTTGCCCTCGCCTTTGTGTACGGCTACATCGTGGGGGAAATGCGTCGTTGGAAAGGCTGGCCCGGGTTTTTCGCCCAAGTATTATTTTTCTTGCCCTGTTTGTTGCACGATGGATGGCAAGCCTTGATGATAGAACTCAAACTGACGCACGTTTCCATTTATTTGGCCTTGGTATTGGAAATTGTATTGGTGGTTCTTTACGCATACTTGCCACAAATCACCCAATCGGTCATGGGTACGGACAAGGGCCAGGCCATCGTCTTGTTGAACAATCCCGTGCGTCTCGACAAATCGCAACAATTGGCGGGAAGTGTCACCCTCATGGATCCCGTCAATGCCACCTTTCGCAAAAATTATGCCATTTCCATGTGGATCAACTTGACGTCGTTTTCCCAACAAGTTGCAGGGTATCAGACGGAATCCGAAGTGTTTTCCTACGGTTATCACTCGCAACAGGATGAGATCTCATATGTCAAACCCATGATTCGCTACTACGGGGGCGGCGTGTCCTCGGAATCCACGGAAGAACGCAACAAGTTCGTCGTCTATGCCTCGCGATTCCCCCCAAAAACGGAGAATGAGAAACAGACGCTCAGTTATGATTTAGACATGCCCGCACAACGTTGGAACTACGTGGTGATGAATTACAGTCACAATGAACTCAATCTCTTTGTCAATGGCGAATTGAAGCACACCTTTTTCTTACAAAACGCCTTGCCGCAGTACCATGAACTGGACACGATTACCGTGGGGGACGCCAAAGGCACCGGTGTCCATGGCGGCATTTGCAATGTGACGTACTACAAGCACACTCTGACGCCAGAACAAATTGCCTTTTCCTACAATGTGATGAAAGACAAGGATCCGCCCTTGATGGTCATTGCATCGGCGCCTGCGCCATCCACAGTTTAGCTTGATGTAAACGCAATCGCAAAGCGGGTTCTGTCGTTGGTTTATATATCTCTTGGAATAGATATATATACACCATGAGCATCACGGTCATTATTCTGGTAGTTTTAGTCATTCTCTTGCTGTACTTTCTTTATGCGTATTTTGTCAAGAAATCCAACACGCTGACGAAAAGTGCCAATTTGAACTCGACCAATCCGAACTATACGACGCTCAATAGCGGCCAATCGACGCGCTACGCCTATGGCATTTGGGTCTTTATCAACACGTGGAACACGACGACTGAAAAAATCATCTTTTCGCGTGCCAACAATATCAAATTGTACTTGGACAAGACGAAACCCACCTTGTACTGTGCCATTACGCAAAATCCAGCGTCGAATGACAAGCCCATTGTCGTCACCGACAATTTCCCCGTGCAAACGTGGACGTTGGTGGTGATCAGTGCCGATGGTCAGATCATCGACTGTTACATGGACGGCAAATTGGTCACGTCAACCAAAATGTCGAGCGCCCCACAAGCGCCCCAGGATGCCGCCACGGCGCCCGTCGTCCTCGGCTCTGGCTGGGATTGTTACGTCGCGGGGTTCCAGAATTGGAGCGGTCCCGTGGGCCCCCAAGAAGTGTGGGACGCCTATATTCAGGGCAACGGATCCGCCCTGTCGCAGTACTTTGGCAATTACGGCATGACATTGACCGTGTCGAAAAACAATGTGGATCAATCGAAATACACCGTGTTTTAGGTGGAAGATGATTTGACATTAGAAGGGACATTATATATATCTTTTTGCTCCTGCACGAATTACTGCAACGGGTGTGTTGACGGAGAAAGGCGTAGCTGGATATTGAAACTGCCACCTTTGAAAGCATCACACGTGCCTTCGACGAAGTTTAGATATCTTTTTCATATTTCTTTCGGTCACGATTGCTCCAGTTTTTAGCCGAGGCTTGATTTCAGAGATTTCAATTGTTGGATTAGTTGTCATGGGCGCAGGGTGCGCGCATTTTGAATGCGGCTATCTGAGCTAAGTGAAATTCTGCGGAAAGTCCTTCGATTTCTTACCCGAAGTTAGCGGCAATGGCCCGCAGAGTCAGATGCGCTCTTGATCAGAGAAACTCGCCGGGCAAAGCAAACGACCCGCAACGATTAACTCGCTGCGGGTCGTT